TCATCCGATGGCTCCGTAAGCGCGGGCAGATCCCCCAAGCCAGGTGATCGCGTGCCCGTTGGTTGCGATGGCTTTGCCCCCGGCCGCACCCGGATTGCCGCCCGGCTGGGCGGTCAGATCGGCCAGGTAACGTGCTGCGGCTCCACCGGCTGCACCCCAGCCTCCACCACCGCCCGAAACGGCTGTGACGGGCGTTGTCGTACCATTGCTGGTGTTCAGCGAGACATAAACCGCAAAGCTGTCTCCCTGGCCCGGCTGTCCTGGCGCCCCGCCGGGTGCGGTGAACATCGTGTCGAAGGCCGAGCCGAAGGGCGGTGTCGGACGCCGGTCGGGGAATCCCGGGGCAACCTGCGCGTTGATATTGCTGCGGGTGGCCGCGAGGATGAGCTCCCCCACGCCGCTGGCGGTCCCGGGCAGGATGCGCCCGCCGCCTTGGCCGGAGATGCCACCGATCTTCAGCGGACTGCTGCTTCCACTTCCCATAGTCTCTTCCTCTTCACAGATGCGCTAGATGCCGCCGCCCTGGATCGCGCCGGCCCCACTCGCCCCGCCTGCGCCACCGTGGGTCGCAAGGGTTTGGCCGCTCCAATTGTTCGACACGGTGCTGACCGAACCGGGCTGACCAATGGCGCCGCCCGCGCCAAAGCCACCAAAAACCGTGCTGCTGGTGTTTCCATAAGGCATCGGGCCACCGCGCCCTCCGCCCGCACCGCCTCCGCCCGGACTGAGGATACCGGTAGCCAAGATGGCGATGGGCGACCCAGTCATCGCGGCGCCCCCGCCGCCTCCGCCGCCAATGTAGCCGCTGCTGTTGTCGATGCTGATCGGACCCCGAAGCGCGATGGCCGGCCCGCCGGCCGTTGGGGCGACATAGGTGGTGCGATCGGCCAGCGTGTAACCACCATCCCCGCCCTTGCCCATGATGAAGCCACGGTTGACGAGCGTGAGGCCTCCGGGGAAGGCCCCGCCCATGTCGAGCGCCGGGGTCGAGGTGTTGTCTGACCAGATATAGATGCCGGAAGCGATCGTCACCTCGACCCTGCTGGTCCCGTCCCAGCCCACACCGAGGAGATAGTTGCGAAGGTTCAGATGCAGCTGGTTGGCCGTGATCGTATGGGCGAACTGCGCCGCCTTGCCGCGCAGGTTACTGTTTTTGACGGGCCCCGAGGCAATCCCCGCAAGACCGCGCACGGCTGCACTGCCGAGAGAGATCGTAGTTGAAGCGGCGCGGCCCAGTTCGAGATTGACCTGCGACAGGGAGAGCGGACCGGTGAGGGGAAGCGGCATGGATCACGGGCTCCCGAAGGCGGTCACATCGCCCAAGACCACCAGATTGCCCGAGCCGTCGATCATCATGATGTCGGTGCCGTTGTAGCGGAAGGTCAGGCTCGCGCCGTCAGCCTGCGCGGTGAAGGCGCCCCAGCGCGCGCCGACCTCGATGATCTCCTCACTGCCGTCGGAGCGCTTGAGGAAGAGCTTTCCGTCCCGGGTGTTGACGGCCAGCTCGCCAAGATCGAGCTGGGCGGTGGTCGGCACCTTCGTGGCGATTGCAGAGCGTTTCAGAAGGATGGTGCTGGGCATGGGGTATCCCGGGATCTGAAGGGGTTGGCGAGGATGAGGGGCGTGCCAGTAGGCTCGGATGCGGATCGTCCCGTCGCGCTGCGATCAAAGGCACAAGGTCAACCGGAGGGTATGCCTGCGGACGGTCCAGAACATGTGAACTGGGGGCCGATCAGAAGAGCCCACCGTCAAGCGCCACGCCGTCGATCGTGCCGCCAGTAATCGCTACAGCCGAAGCCGATTGCGTCGCCAGCGTGCCAAGACCCAGCGTGCCACGCGCCGTTGGTGCATCAGCGTCATCGAGGAGCGTGCGGGCAAAGGCCGTCAAGGTCGCAAGGGCGGCAGTCGAAGCGCCAGTGTAATAGGCCAGCCGATCCGCGGCGGGCGTCAGACTTCCAATACTGGCGAGAGCCGCGGTGAGGCTGAGCGTCGGGTTTCCAGCAACGGCATCGCCATTCGAGACAGTCAGACCCGTGCCGCTCACGGCAATCGAGCGCGCCGCCACGGTCGCAGCCGCCGTCCGGACCACTAGACCGTTGGTTGCGAGATTGTGCAACGCGAGCGCCTGACCGCTCAGCGCGACCGTATCGGCCGCCACCGCAATCCCGGCGCCTGCGCCCACATCTAGCGTATTGCCAGACCGGGTGAGCCCGGCCCCCGCGAGGATCTGACCCGCCCCAGTGAACTGGACGAAGGTAACCGCCGTCGTGCCGAGCGTGCCGCCCGGATCGACCGTGCAGAGATAACCGAGATCGGCATTCACCGCGCCGCTCTCGACGAAGACATAGGCCGAGACCAGCTCACCCCAGACATCGGCATCCGCCGCGCGGCCCCAGGCCCCCGCCGCCACGACATAGATGCCGTTCTGGCTCGCCGTCGTCTGATCCTTCACCAGCACGCGGTCCCCCGCGACCAGGGCCACGCCATCTATGGTCATCGGCCCTGACAGAGAAGCGATCGTCGCCGTACTTGCCGCGCGCACCGACTGCTTGGGCTCGAGCCCCTGCACCGTGAGATCAACATAAGCCTTGGTCACCGCATCCTGCGCGCCTTGCGGATCGCCAAGGCCGGTCAGGCGATAGCCGCCAAGGCCTATATCAGCCGCAGGCGCCGCCAGCTGGTCGAGCCGCGTGGACCGCACGAAGGCGGTCGTTGCGATCTGCGTCGTATTCGTGCCAGCCGCAGCCGTCGGCGCGGTGGCCGTGCCCGTGAAGGCCGGCGAGGCCACAGGCGCGCGTGACGTGTCCGTGGGGTGAACGTGGTCGGCGCGGGCAAAGCGCGTGGCCGTGCCCACAGCGGCCGTGCCATCCATCGTAGGCGCTGTGGCTGCCGCCTGGCCCAAGACAAAGGCGGTCGTCGCAAGCTGCGTGCTGTTGCTATCCGCCGCAGCCGTCGGGGCCGTGGGCGTGCCAGTGAGCGCTGGCGAGGCGAGCCCGACTTTGGCATCAAGCGCCGTCTGAAGCCCTGTGACCTCCCCGATCGCATGGGCATGGCTGAGCGCGGCCCTCCCCGCAAGCCCGATATCCAGCTGGGATTTGCGCACCAGATCGGTGGCGCCCGTGGCGTCCTCGGTGGATTTCGGGGGGGTGGTGAAGGTTTTTGCCCCAGTAATGCTCTGCGAGCCCGTCAGATCGACAAAGGCGCCCTTGCCCGCAAGCGGGATCACGGCGGTGGCATTGCCCGCCCCATCATCACCCTTGCCCACATAGAGCGTGTCATCGACCTCGTTATGGGCAACTTCGCCCGATCTCAAAGCCGATGGGGCCCCGGAATTGCCCGCAAGGCGGCGCTTGAGCTGGATCGTATTGGCCATCAGAAGAAGCCTCCGTTGATGGGGGTGTCGGTGGGAAGAACGGTGATCCCGGGCGCGCCCCGATCACCCTTGTCACCTTGAGGGCCCGTCAAGCCTTGCGGACCCGGCTGGCCGAGCAGCCGCAAACAGACCGGCCCCGACAAAAGGCGCAGGCGGACCGGCTCACTGGCGCTCAGATGCAGCCGGATCGGCCCGGTGAGAGGCCTGAGGTCAAGCGCTGCCGGCATGGCTCAGAACTCCCCGGATGCGGGAAGCCTCGTCACAGGCAGCACTACGGGGATTTCCAGAAGGAAGCCCAGATGACGGTCCGGTGTCAGATCCGTACGCACGAGATCCAGCACCACGCTGCCGGGCACGAGGCCACCAGTGACGGCAGGCGCGAGAATGATCTCGAGCGTCCGATCATCAACCCGTCGCACGCTTCTTGCCGCGCTGGAGAGAACCGCCAGGACGCCCGCGGCGCTGATCGCGCTGCGCATCTGCCCGGCAAAGCTTGCCCCGTCTGGAAAGAGATCAGCCTCTGCCTGAAGCTGCAGCCGGTATTCGTAGCCGATCAGGATGACCGGTCCCTCCTGAAGCGATGTGGTCATGCAGATCTCCCGGGTGCGCCAGAGCGGTCTTGATTGTGGCCGCAGGTCCGCGCGGCTAAGGATTTGGGCAGGTTGCAGAAGGATCGGGACATGGGTCAGAACCAGGATCAGGACACGGAACTGGACGAAGAACGGCTTGAGCGTCTGGAAGACCTGCTCGACGCCTTGCCGCTCGAGAATGACCCCATGTCGGTCAGTGAACTCGACGGGTTTCTGACCGGTGTTCTGGCCTGCCCGGAGATGATCCCGCCCTCCGACTGGCTCTCGCACGTCTGGGGCGTCACCGGTGATGCGCAGTTTCCCGATCTTGAGACGGCGCAGGCAACCATCGGCGCGGTGATGGCGCATTACAACGACATCGCCGGCCGCATCACCCGCTCGCTCTGGATCGAGCCGATCTACGAGATTGATCCCAACAGCGACGAGACACTCTGGGAGCCCTGGGTCGACGGATTTACCCGCGCCATGGCCTTGCGGCCGAAGGTCTGGGAGGACCTGCTCGAACGGGCCGATGAGGAGACCCGCGAGACCATGATATTCATCATGGCGCTGCAGGACATCTACACCGGCAACAGCAAGTTTACCGATGAGTAGATCGACGCAATCGATCTTGAGGCGCCAGACCTGATCCCGAACTGCATCGCCGCGATCCTGCACCAATCACGGCCCGAGCTTGCCGGGTTGATGCCGGCCAACCTGCCGGGCCAGCCCTTCAAGGCGGAGCCGCGCCCGGGCCGCAATGATCCCTGTCCCTGTGGCTCAGGGCGCAAATACAAGCAGTGCTGCGGCAAGAACTGAAGGCGCTTTGCCGCTTCAGAATGCTCTGCCTCGCGGGTTGGCAAAACCTACAGCGTCCTGCCTGTGCGGTGATCCTCGATCCGGGCTGCGCGTGCCTTCCAGGCAAGCACGATGACCCCGAGGAAGATCGCTGCACCGAGCACCGGCAGAAGGGTGTCCGCATGTCCGCCAAGCCCCAAAAGGGTAAGGATGCGGCCGGCCAGCGTTCGGCCCTCCTCGGCCTGCGCCACAAGGGGCGCCAGCTGGCTCATGAGAACGCCGGCTGATCCGACAGCCCCGAGCGCGATCTGGGCATTGGCAGCCGCCACGATCCGTGAACCCGCGGGCTTGCCCTGTGCCCGTTCCGGTGCCACGGCGCGCGGCTTGGCAGCGCTAAGCGCTGTCACCAGTGCGGCGTCGATCACCGGATCGAGCGGCAGCCCTTCGGCATCGCGAAAGGCGAGGATCGCACCGCGCGTTCGCTGGCCCATCTTGCCATCCACCTGACCTACCTCGTGATAGCCGAGCGCTTGCAGCCGCTTCTGGACCGCCTCCACCGACAGTGTCGCGGGCGGCGTGTCGGCCCGCGTCGCTGCTTGCGTCACGCGGAACACAACCGGCGTGGCCCGACGCACGCCCAGAAGCTTCGAGACCGGGTAGCGCTTGATGTTCACCGCGTCGTCCTGATTGCCGCCAAGCCCCCAGACCCAGGCCCCCTCGATCCGGTCAATGAAGAAGACATGGCCCTGCCAGCTTGACCGACCCCGCGGAATGACCCCGATGTCGCCCTGCCGGGCGTCCGCCACCTCCACCGGCACGCCCCAATCAAGATAGGATCGCGCCGTCAGCTTGCGGGTCGAGCGGATCCCGGCGGCCTCGAGACAGTGCCCGACAAAGGCCGCGCACCAGGCCACGTCATCATGCTCGACCCAATCATGGCCCACAGAGGCATACATCGCCATGATGGCCGGGTTGTTCTCGGGGCCTTTGCCTTCGGTTGTGCCGATCAGGCCGCGGGCAATCTCGAACGGGGTCATGCTTGTCTCTCCTGCAAAAATGAAGACGCCGCCCCGGGGCGGGACGGCGTGCAAAGGGTCGTGGATGGTGAGGCGGATAGGATCAGGCAGCAGGCAGGCTACAGGATCACTTCTTCCGGCAGAGCCAAGCCGTCAGCAGCGCTTCCGCCCCGCGCGGCCCCAGATAGGCAAGCGTGGCAACAAGCCCCGTGCTGACCGGCTGGCCCAGCCCGAGATAGCTCGCAATCCCCTCTCCAATGATCGCCATGCCGATGGCGACCGGGATCTCCCAGAGGAGCTCCTTGCCGAAGAAGCGCCGACGGCCGAGCTTCACCTCGCCCGAATGATACATGAGCCGTCCCGTCACCGCGCCGATCAGCGTCGTCAGCGCGCCTCCGAAGAGGCTGTTCAGGGTTTCAAGGAATCCGGGGTCGGACAAGGGTGCCTCCCATGGGCATGCGTGTTTCTGAGTAGACGGCGAGGTTCAGTAGACTCCGCCATCGAGCAGCGCCTCGAAGGCACTGTCGGAGGCATCCCTGACGCGGAGCGTGGGCGGCGAGGTGCTGGTGTCGAGCCAGAGCATGCCCGGCGCGGTTGCTGGGGGCTCGGCAGTGCCGCTGCTTGTCGAGGTTAGGGCTGCAACCACCTGATTGATCTGGGCCCGCACCGCCGCACCATTGTCGTTCTGGATCACAAAGCCGGGTGCCTGGGCCATCACACCACCTCCTCTGCCACGAGCCGCAATTCCGAGACGATCGGCGTGAAGGCCGGATCCTGTGTCCTGAGCCAAGCCCGCGCCTCGACCGCCCGCGCCTCGATCTCGCTGTTGTCGATCCGGCCCCAGGGCCCCCAGAGAGGTGCTGCACCCCCCGGATCATCATCGGTTTCTCTGACCTCGAGGACCACGTCGATATCTGCCCCCTCCGAGCCGTCGAAGTCGGCCCAGAGATCGATCGGGGTCATGCGGTCGTCGATGTAATCCGAGAGCGCCGAGGCGCCGACCCGAATGTCCGAGCGCAAGCGCACCCGCCTGAGACGACCGAAGTCGAGCCGCGCGGGGAACGCATAAAGACCTTCCTCGGCCAGAACCTGCGGCCTTCCCGTGGCGTCGGGCGCACTGGCAAGCTTCAGTGTACCGCCGACCGCCACGAGGTTGGTCTTGGTGCCCGCAAATTGCGGCTCGGCCACCAGACGGTTGAGCTGGGCAAAGCTCAGAACCTGCACGCCCTTAGTCGTGATCGTGCTCACCGGACCGATCCGGCCCTCGCTGTCCTCGGCCCGCAAAAGATAGGTCCCGGGTTTCAGGGGCACGACGGCAATCGCCTCGCCCCCGGACACGCGGTCCATCAGCGTGGAATTGGCCCAGCTCGCCACCGCCTCCTTGCTGTGCCGGATCACGACATTACCGCCCACGCGCACATCGACATCCACCGAGCGCTGCCACTTGAGAACCGCAAGGCCACCGGCACTCTGGATGGTGAGCCCCTCAAGGGCCGCAGGCGGCGCGGTCAGCCCGACCACCTCCCGCACCCCCTCGCGCCAGCTTGAGGAGACCCCGAGGACCGAGATCGCCTTCACCCGGAAGGCCCAGACGCCTGGGCGGATGTCGCGCAGTTCCAGAACCGTGCCCGAGGTCCGGCCCTGATCCATCCACGGCTCCCCCTCCTGCCGGGTCTCGACCTGATAGGTGTCGACAAAGCCTGAGGCGGCAGGCGCCCAGCGGATGCGCAAAAGCACCTTCACCGCCGAGCCGTCGCGGGTCACATAAAGCTCCTCCTCGCCCTGCGGCGCACCAGGCGCCGGAATGTCGAAGGCCGAGGGCAGCGTCGTGCGCGGCGCCGCCTGATAGATCCGCTCCTCGGAGGGGTCCCAGGAATAGACCAGCGGCGAGGTCTCCCGCAGCAGCAACTCTGTCGCAAGGCGCGGCCCGGATCCCGCCTGCGCGAGATCGAGACGTACGGCTTCCACTTCGAAGGGTTTGCCCTCGGGCAGACCCGCGCCTCCAAAGCCCCAGCGGTCATAGCGCAGGTTTGCCGTATCCCCCGCCGCCACCCGCCAGGTCTTGAGCTTGCCCGAGAGCTTGACCCGCATCTGCCGGCGGGCGCGCTCAAGCTCGATCTTCGCCAGCCGCTGTGCTGTCGAGGCCGAGATCGTGAAGGGCAGCGAGATATCCCGCCACACTCGCTCACCGCCATCCTCGGCAAGATAGGCCGCACTTGCATAGGCCGGGAAGTCATCCGGCTGCCAGTTGTTCTCGGGGCTCACGAATTGGCCCCGCACCGCATTGAAGTTGGCGGCCCGGCTTTGCCGCGTGGTGAGCGTCAGGCCGCCCTCCCGCACATCATCAGCCGTCAGCACGGCGAGCGGCAGGCGGTAGGCCCCCGCGCGCAGACGCCATTGCCCAGCTTGCCAGATCGCGCGCCCGGCCATGGCCGTCAGCATGGCCTCGATGATGGTCTTGGGCGGCTCGCCCAGCGAGACCACCCCGTTGCAGCTGTAGCGCGGCTCGACGCCCCCGGCCGCAATCGGCACGGCCTCGTCGCAGATGTTCGCAGCCTCGATCAAGCTCTCGACCTCGATCCCATCCTGCGCCCCGATCCCCGCTCCGATCCCGTAATCGCGCTCGGCCATGTAATCGGCAAGGCACAGGGCGGCATTCTCGCTGTAGCCTCGGAGACCCGTACGCGGATCGAGGATGTCGTTCTTGCCCTCGAGATCGACCGTGATGTTCGGGATCCCGCCCGGGAAGGCATCGGGATCATAGGTCAGTCGCAGATAGATCGCAGCACAGCCCGACAGACGATGCGCGGCCGTCCAGAAGGCCGGTGCGGCTGCCACCAGACCTGCAAAGGCCCTCTGGTCGGCCCGACCGAGGCGTTTTTCGAGAGAGACCTTGCCGGCCCAGCGACCCCGTGCCACCCCGGAGGCCGAGACCGCCTCCTCGCCTTCGAAGTAGACGGCGCCGATCGATTTGACGGAATGGCTCGCCAGAACCACCACGAGGTGGAGATATTTGTCCGTCTCCCCCGTCGCATGCAGAAAGACGATCACACCGCCCTTGCGCACCCGGCCATAGACCATCTCCCGCGGCATGACGGGCTCGCGCACCGTCACGGTCCGTGCCTTCAGCTCCATCTGCCCCAGAGACGGGGTGGGCATCAGCGCCTGGGCCGCGGCCGAGAGCAGCATCGAGGCCCCAAACGAGGCGGCAAACCCTACAAGTCCCGTCGCGGCAAAGGCCGCAGCCACACCCCCGGCCGCAATCGCCGCACCGCCAAGTGCCACGGCTCCGATGATCACAGGGGGCATGGGTCAGGTTCTCCAGGCAAGGCGTGCGCGCGAGAGCGGCAGGCTCACAAGCCCGTCTGGCGCGACAAAGATCACATGGGCGCCTGCCACGACGCCGAAGGCCTCCGGTGCGCCGCCCAGAACCAGATCTCCCCGCTGCGCGAGCCGGGGATCTGCCAGCGGCATCCCCAGCAAGGCCCGCCCGCCAGCCTCGAGTGTTTCCCAGCCCAGACGGCGCAGCACGCGCAGGCAGCCACGCGCCGTCCGGTACCGCCCCCGCCAGAGTGCGGCATGATCCGGCCCGCCGGTCAGATCGCGGCGCAGATCGAAGGCCCAGGTTGCGCAGTCATGCTGCCCCCAGACGAAGGGGCGGTCTCTGGCCGCGAGGATTGCCGATGCGAGAATCTGTTCCCAGTGCGGGATACGGGCGGTTCCCGTCACCCCCGCCCCCAAGTGATTTCGCGGTCCTGGATCGCCGTCACGTGCTCGAACCCCCGATCGCCGGGATGCAGCACCTGCTGGCTCTCATGGGTGTAGCGCCAGCTGCGCGCGACCCCGAGATCGATGAGCCGGCTCTCATAGCTGATCGTGATCCGGCAGGTCTCGGCGTCCTCCGTGATCTCGGGCACATCGAGGCGGCCCGAGAAGGCCTGCACAGGATCGGCGATCACCTCTCGCTCGGGAGTCAGGAGCGCAAGCCAGATGCGCCCCGGCAGCCCCTGGCGCGCCTCGTCAATCGCAAGGCTCACGAGATCCAGCGGCACGCCGGAGAGCGAGACCGTGGTCCCGGCCGCAACCACATCGGAAGTCTCTTCCAATGCGCCAAGCCCCAGAAGCACACCCACCCCAGTCCAGCTCTTGCCGTCCCAGTCCAGAGGGCCGGATCCTGTCCAGATTCGCACCATGCCCGAGGGGAAAGCACCCTCGAAGAAGATCGCAGGCCTGAGATCGCCCGCGTCCAGGGCTTCCGACAGAGCGGTCGTCATTTCGCGGCTCATAGGGCCTCCCGGGCCGATAGGGTAAAGCGATGCCGGGCGCCCCGCTCGAGGCGGGTCGGGACCGGCGCGGTGGGGCGCAAAAGCACACGCGGCTGGTTCACCTCGAGCACCGTGCCCGCAGCCTGTACCCGCCTCAGGGCGGGAAAGACCGTCAGCGTGGCATTCCCGTTCATGTTGGCCGCCGCATCAAAGGCGACCTGATGCAAACGGCTCTCCCGACCGGCCCCGATGGTCAGGAAGTCCCCCGACGCCATGGCTGGCAAGCCCGCCGGCCAGCCCCGGGTCTGAAGCACGTTGCCCCCCGAGACCGGCAGATCGAGCGTGATGGTCTGGCTGAGGTTTTTGGGCTCAATCGAGGGATCGGCAAAGCGCAAGATACCGCGCCCAGACCCGAGGGCCGAGAGCGCGGCCGAGACCGAGCGCGCCAGCGGGCCCGATTGCGCGGCAAACTCGATCTCGTATTCCCACCATTCGCCACCCCAGTCCTGCACCTCGGTGCTGCCCGTGAAGGGCGACTGGATCTGGCTCGTGGCGGTCACAAGCCGCCGCTCGAGGCCCGCAACCCAGGTGCGGGGCAAATCCACGATGAGGCTCATGCCAGGCGTCCCCGGCGCATGGCGTTGCCCACGGCCGCAATGGCGATGCGTTCGAACTCGGGCTGCGCACTGCGCAGGACCGTGGCCAGCTGTTCGGCGACCCCGATCTGTGCTCCGCGTGCATCGACGTTGAGATGGATAGCGACGGGCGGCAGGCCTCCGGCTCCGCGACCGAGCTCGGCGCGCGACAGGACGCGCTCGCCCCGCTGCAGGATGGCAGGGACCTCATCTGGCCGGAGCCCCGCCCAGCCACCAGCATGCATCCGGGGGGCACCGGCAAAGACCGGTGCGGGAACGCTGCGCGTCGGAGCGCTTTGGCCCACCACGCCGCCCGCATGCCAGATGCTGGCGGTCACCATCGGGTTCGCCCGAACGGCGGCGCCCCCGCCAAAGAACCCGCCGCCAAAGGCGCCGGAGAGGGCCGAGGCCAGCGGGCCCAAGACCGCGTTCTTGAACGCCAGCGTCGCAAGGTCCGCCAAGATCGAGGAGACCAGCGATTTGAAGTCGAACTTGCCGGTGGTGACAAACTGGCGGAAGGCGGTTTCTGCCGAGGAGAAGGCAGAAGTCAGCGTCTCGCCAAGGCCCTTGCCCCAATCCATCGCGCCTTTGGCATAATCGGCCAGGGATTTTGTGACCTGCGCCCAGCCGGTTGCAGCCTCTTCGGCCGCGGCTTTTGCAGCGCCACCGGCCCCTCCAGCTGATCGGCCAGCGTCTTCAAACCCGTCTGAGAGCGCACCAGCCGCCGCGGCCGCATCGTTCAGCGTGGCTTCGCCTTCAGCCCCCGCGCCGGTGATCGCCGACCTGAGGGCTTCCCACGCTGTCATCGGGCGCGAGGCAGCCTCAGAGAGCATACCCGCCGCCTCGGAATATCCCGCGGCGCGGCCCCGTGCAGCGTCAGCCATGCCCCCGAAGAGATCCGGCGTCTCAATGTAGGTCTTGCCCATGGCCGCACGGAACGCATCAGCCGCCGCGGTGCCTGCGGCCGAGGCTGCGCCTTCGAATGGATTGGCAATCCCGCCAAGATCCACCGCCTCCAGCGTGCCGATTTTGAGGCCACCCTCACCGGTCGCCCAGTCAGGCAAGAGGGCCAGCGCTGCGTTCAGCCCCTCAATGAAGCTGTTGATGCGCGTGACCACCGCATTCAGCATGGACTCGACGCCACCGATGAGCCCATTCGCGGCCTGATAGGCAAAATCCCCGATGGCCTGTGGCAGCGCGCCCCAGATCACCTTCACCCCGTCAAAGGCGCCTTGGAAGGTCCCAACCGCAGAATTGCCCCAGCCGACAACAGCCGACAGCGCTGATTGCAGGCCGTCGTAAATCCCCACTTGCGCGCCCGCCCAACCCGCCTCGACGCGGGACCAGGCGGCTGTGGCTGCCAGCGCCAGGCGGTCCCAAGCCTCTGCCGCGACATCGCGCAAGAGGCCAAAGGCCGTGCCAACCCCACCGACTTTGCCCACAAGTTGCGTGAACTGGTAAACAAGTTCGCCCGCGCCCACGATCAGCGCTCCGATCCCCGTGCGGATCAAGGCGCCTCGCAGAAAGACAAGTGCCGTGGCGAGGCCCTTCACGGAGAGGGCAGCAGCAGCCAATCCCACCACCCAGCGTCCGGCCATCGCCGTGGCAAAGGTTGCGGCATAGGCTTTGAGCCTCCCAAGATTGTCAAAGACCGCCGTGATCGCCTGTCCGAGCACGCCCGTGCCGCGGGCCACATCCCCAAGCGCATTGGCGATGGTTTCCAGCGCAGGCGCGACGGCCGCCGTGAGGCGATTGGTCAGGCCGAGCCAAATCAGGCTGAGCTTGGCAATCGCATCCCCCGTTCTTTCGATCTGCACAGCATCTGTGGCACTGACCGCCACCCCGAAGTCGCGCACATCCTTGGCCGCCTCGCGCAACGTGGCCGGATCAATCCGCAAGAAGGCGAGCGCTGCCTTGTCGCCAAAGAGGTCCGAGGCCACGGCCGCACGTTCAGCCTCAGGGACAAGTCGGGCCAAGGCGTCTTGGATCGTGGCGATCCGCTCATCCAAGGGCAAAGCCTGGAGATCCCGCGCGGAGAGACGCAGCCGCTCCAACGCCCCAACGGCAGAACCTGACCCAGATGCAGCTTCAGACAACCGCGTGGTCAGCTTCTTCGTCGCCTGTTCGATCTCGCCTAGTGAGACACCGGCCAATTCGCCCGCCAAGGTTAGGACCTGAAGGCTCTCCACCGATGTCTTCAGCGAGGCCGCCATGTCGGCCTGCGCGCCGATCGTGTCGAGGCCCGAACGGATCATCGCCACACCGGCCGCCGCTGCGGCGGCTGTCATCGCGGCAAGCGCAATCCCGGCCTTGGTCGCAAAACCCGCAAGCCGCGCGTTCGCCCGCTCCATTTCTGAAGACAGCCGACCGAAGCCCTTCGTGCCTGCCTCGCCGATGCCCTCAAGCTCGGCACGCACTTGACGGCCGCCGACCGCGGCCAGCCGGACAGAAATGCGTTTTTCGGCCATAGGGAGAAGGTCCTGTTTATGAAGGTCAGTCAGAGTTGGGCATGATCTGCGCATTCACGCAGCGCACCATCACCGCCTCGATGGCGGGCAAGAGTTCTGCGATGGCAGGCGCCGGAATGCCGAGTGCAGCACCAAGCGCAAAGGCCGCGCCCATGTCCCAGCCGAGCACTGCGCCAGGGACGATGCGCAGTTGCCCCCCAAGGCGGCCGACCAGGTCCCAGACCTGCCAACCCTCGAAAGTTATTGGCTGGTTCAGTCGTGCGGGGCAGTCTGGGCAGACGGATCCACAGGCTGCGCAGTAGCCGTCGCCCCCACCGAACTCCCACTCGGCACGGGCGATGAGGCGTTTTTTTCCGCGTCCAGCAGCAAGCCCTTCGCGACATAGAGGCTTTGGAAGGCCTCGAAGATCGGCCAGATATCCAAAAGCGCGTCGATCGCATCAGGGCTTACCGGCAATGGCTCTCCCTCGGCGTCCCCAATCCCCTCCCAGTCGAGGATTGCCGATCGCGCCAATGCCTTGGCCATCGCCAGTGCCGCCTCCTCCGTTCTCGCCTCTTTCGGGAGGTCGGCAATCGCGGGGTCGCTGCGTGCAGCGACCATCAGCGCCGTGGTGAGCGGACGAAGTCTCACACGCACGCCGGGGACGAGGTCGCACCAAAAGGGTGTGTTGGTGAGATCAAGGGTCAGCATGGGTGGGTCTCTCAGTAGGAGGCGACAGTGTTGACGAGGACGGCGGTACAGAGGCGCGCAGGACTTGCGGCCTTGGCCGCCTGCCATTCGAAGGTCGCCTGAATGCCCTGCGGCCCCGGGATCTCAATCCGGGGGCGCGGCAGGTAGACCGCATGGGCCGTGAAGGTGAAGCTCGCACTTGCCCCAAGGCTCCAGGCGAAGACCAACTCACACGGCGTGCCATCGAGGGCTTGGGTGATGAGGGCCGTGTCGGCTAAGCGCACTTCCATCCGCCCGGTCAGTGACGCCATTCCGGGATCAGCACCTTCGATCTTGCCGTCCGCGCGGATGGTCTCGATCCGATCAAGACCGTTGGAATAGGTGACCTCCGCCGAGATGATATTGCCAAGCGGCGTGCCGTTACGGGTGATCGACCCGTTAAAATGCCCGAAGCGCTGCAAGCCTAGCGCGGTGGTCGTGCCTGCCGCCGTGGCAGTGGTGGCGGTCTCCCCTTGCGCCACGAGCCGTGCAGTTGCGGTCAGAAGCCCCGATCGGGACATCTGCCAACTCAGCTGGTCGCAAACGCAGCCCGTGTACATCGCATAGCGTGGCACCTCCGGCATGCCCGTCTCGATGGCCATGCTCGGCAGCGACCAGTTCCCCGATTGGAACGTGTGGGTCTTCGGTGTCGTGCCGGTGGTCGTAGGACCTCCGAAGGCTGCCTTCAGCCAGAGGCCAAAGTTCTCAACATCGATCGGCACCACGACATCGCCGTCAGCTGTAACGGCGTCTTTGATCGGGGCCAGTGGATCACGCCCCTGGCCCAAGAGCTCCGAGGCAATCAAAGGTTGCTCAGACCCGATCGTGGTGCTGGTAAAGGGCACCGTGCGGAACCCTGTGGCGGGCGCAGTGCCATAAACCGTCTCAAACGCCAGCGCCATTTGCGCCCGCGCCCCATGGGCTCGTGCCAT